CGTTCCTTTTCTAACCCACAAAACACCTCGATCAGCCACGATCAGACTGGATCAGATTGATCAATTTTGAAACGGGAGAGATAAGCGTAGATCAGGCTTATTCAGGATTAGGAGGTGTGCAAACACCGCGTATTCACTCAAAACTCAATGATTTGCCGTCAAAAGGTCAAGAGATGATTGATTTTGCTACTGAACTTGGGATCAATCTTATGGAATGGCAAAAATTTGTGTGCATTCATGGACATAAGGTTCGACCAGATGGGCGTTGGCACGCTTCAGAACTGGGGTTAATCATGGCACGCCAACAAGGAAAATCTACGCTTATGATGTTACGCATTTTAACAGGAATGTTTGTGTGGGGCGAAGGCTTACAGCTTGCATCAGCTCACAGGCTTACAACTTCACTTGAAACATTTAGACAGATTGTTGGCTTGATTGAAACAAATCCTAAATTGGAAAAGGAAGTAAAGAAAATCCGCTGGCAACATGGCGCGGAAGAAATTGAATTATTTGGTAATAGGCGGTTTGTTGTAAAGGCTGCAAACAATGCAGCTAGAGGTTTGAGTAAACCCGAAACAATTCATCTTGATGAATTGCGTGAATACAAAGATGAAGACGCTTGGTCAAGTATGCGTTACTCAATGATGGCTGCTAAGAATCCGCAAGTATGGATTTATAGTTCGGCTGGCGACCAACATTCAGTAATCTTAAATAAATTGCGTGAGAGGGCGTTGGCTTCAGCTACAACCAACGATCCGATAGGTTGGTTTGAGTGGAGTGCAGAACCTGATGCTCCTATCTTGCTTCCGTCAGGCGAGATGAACTGGAGTGCATTCGCTCAAGCCAACCCATCATTAGGAATAACAATTCATCCTGATAACTTAAAAGCAGTTATTAACGATCCTCCAGATATTGTAAGAACCGAAGTATTGGCTCAATGGGTAGATACAATAAATTCAGCAATCGATGCGCAAAAGTGGGCAATGTGTCAGATAGATGCAATTCCTTTAGATCCTGAACAACCTACTTGGCTTGGTTTAGATTTATCTCCAGATCGTAAATTTGGGGCGTTAGTTTGCGCCCAACGATTATCTGGGGAAAGATTTTACATTCAATTGCTTCATACTTGGTCAAACGATTACAGCTTAAACGATTTAGCAGTTGCTAACGATATTGCGCCTTATGTTAGAAAATACAACACGCAAACTGTGGCTTATAGCAAAAGAACAAGTCAAGCCGTTGCAAGTCGTTTAGCCTCTGCTGGAATTCAAACAACGGATATGGATGGCGGAATATACGCAGAAAGTTGCGACCGATGGCTCGGAGCAATTAACTCACATAGGTTGCAGCATTCGGGGCAAGAGGAGTTAACTCAACAAACATTATCAGCTGCTAAATTGCCATTTGGTGATGGTTCATGGATTATTGGAAGAAGAGCCAGCAGAGTTGCCGTCTGCGCTTCGGTGGCGAGTGCTCTTGTTACTTATTTTGCGACACAACCTGAAACGGAAACAGACATACAAATCGCTTAAACTAGACTTTATGGTATATTATGTGCTAATGGGATTATTTGATAGATTTTTGACAAACCAGACACCAACAATTCAAACAGATGTTGCTGCTGCCAATACGCCTTACAATTTACAATCAGCTGTTGGTGGATTATTTTATGGAGCACAAACTGCAACTCGCGAACAAGCAATGTCTGTTCCAGCTGTGGCAAGAGCAAGAAATATAATCTGCGCAACAATTGGTTCGTTGCCTATTGAAAGTTATAATCATTTTACAAAAGAACATTTACGACCACAAAGAGTTATTATGCAACCAGATCCAAGAGTTGCAGGTTCTGCAATTTATGCTTGGATTGCTGAAGATTTATTATTTCATGGTGTTGCGTATGGTCAGGTATTAGATAGTTATTCATCAACAGATGCAAGTCGGATTCGTGCATGGACACGAGTTGCTCCAGATCGTGTTACATATAACTTAAATGCAAATCAAACTGAAATTACTTCATACATGGTTGATGGAATGCATGTTCCTGCAACTGGTCTAAACTCTTTAATTGTATTCAGCGGACTTGATGAAGGTGTATTAAATAGAGCTGGTCGCACAATCCGCGCAGCTCAGGAACTAGAAAAAGCAGCAGAACTTTATGCAAAAGAGCCAGTTCCAACAATGGTATTAAAATCAAATGGAACAAATCTTGCACCAGAAAGAATTACAAAACTTCTTGAAAGTTGGAAAGTTGCTAGAAACACAAGAGCAACTGCATTCTTAAATGCTGATGTTGAATTAACTGCATTAGGCTTCGACCCGCAAAAATTACAATTAAATGAGGCACGCCAATATCTCGCAACCGAATGCGCACGCGCCGTCGGAATTCCAGCAAGTTTCTTATCTGCTGAATTAACAAGTCAAACATATAGCACAACTGTTATGGAGCGCAAAGCCCTTATTGATTTCAGTTTAAGAAATATAATAACTCCGATAGAGCAAAGATTATCTGCTGCTGATTTTGTTCCAAATGGTGTTGAAGTTCGATTTGATATTGATGATTTCTTGAGAGGCTCAGCATTAGAGCGTGCTCAAGTTTATGAAATCCTAAACCGCATCGGTGCAATGAGCATCGAACAAATCCAAGAGGAGGAGGACTTAATCCGATGAAGATTAACTTCCCAATAACAATAACCGCTGCCGATACAAACAAGAGAACTATCTCTGGAACTATCGTAAGTTGGAATGAAAAAGGTATGACTTCCGCAGGTGCTACTGTTTTTGCAAAAGACAGCATCGACTTTGCAAAGCCTGTAAAATTATTGCTTGAGCATGACAAAACAAGACCTTTAGGAAAACTCATTGATATAACTGCCAACGATAAAGGCTTGGAAGGCACATTCAAATTAGCTAAAACTTTTGCTGCTGATGATGCGCTTGAGGAAGCAGCAACTGGATTACGCGATGGATTTTCTGTCGGAGTAATGGTTGATGCTTGGGATAACAAAGATGGCGCAATGGTCATTTCAAAAAGTTCTTTACAGGAAGTCAGTTTGGTGTCTGACCCAGCAATTGCCTCAGCAAAAGTTGAACGCGTAGTTGCAACAGAAACACCAGCAGAGAATTCCGAAGCAACCGCTGAGGATACAACAACACAGGAGGACAAAGTGTCTGATATAACTTCAGATGCTCCTATCGCAACCGAAGCGGTAGAAGCTGCAAAGTCTGAGCCTGTGGCAGTAGTAGCAGCGCAATCAGTTGCTTACACAAAGCCACGCTCACCAATCACAAACAAAGCCACATACTTAGAGCATTCAGTTCGTGCTGCTCTAGGCAATGAGGACAGCCGTCAATATGTAATGGCAGCTGATACAACTTCAAACAATTCTGGTTTAATTCCAACACCACAATCAACAGAAATTATCAATGGCATTTCAAATGCTGATCGTGGTTTAATTGACGCACTATCTCGCGGAGTTTTACCAGCATCAGGAATGACATTTGAAATTCCTAAGATCACAACTGCTCCAACAGTAACACTTGAGGCAGAGGGAGCAGCAATCGATACAACCGATCAAGCAGCTTCATTTGTTTCAGTTGATGTTAAGAAATTTGCTGGCGGACAAACATTCTCAGTTGAACTTCTAGATCGTTCATCACCAGCATTCTTTGATGAGTTAGTTCGTCAAATGGAATATGCTTATGCAAAGACAACTGATGCCTATGCTGCAACAATTTTGGGCAACTCTTGCGCATTAGCAACTACTGCTGTTGATAACACTTCAACTGGACTTCTATCTTATGTGTCAGCTGCTGCTGCATCAGTTTATTCTGGCTCACTTGGATTTGCTCGCAACTTAATTGTGAATAGCACCCAATGGGGAAACATCATGGGTTACAACGACACAGGTCGCCCAATTTACAATGCATCACAACCACAAAACGCAGGTGGAGCAGTTTCTCCACAATCACTTCGTGGAAATGTTGCTGGCTTAGACCTTTATGTTTCTCGTTCACTTGATGGATACACAACTGGAGATCAATCAATGATCGTAGTAAATCCAGATGCATTCACATGGTATGAAAGCCCACGCTTACAACTTCGTTCCGACATTACAGCAACTGGACAGGTATCTGTTGCTTACTATGGCTACGGCGCATTAGCAGTTAAAATTGCTGGTGGCGCAGTTTGGTTCAACAAGAACTAAGTAAGCCCTTAATGCCTACTGGTGCTCCCGCTGGTAGGCAGCTATAAATGGGAGATCAAAAGGAGATGACATGCCAACCATTATTACTGCCAGTCAGTTAAGAAGTGTGCTTGGCGTGTCATCTGCTTTATACGATGATACATATCTAAATCAAATAATAGATACAAGTGAACAAGTAATTTTGCCAATGCTAGTTACATTCAAAGCACCAATTGAAAAAGTGTCGCTGACAAATAATGTCGCCACTTTTACTACACTAGGAATACATGAATTTACCGAAGGTCAGCAAGTTATTATCACAGGATGCGGAAGCCCCTATAATGGAACAAGAACAATACTTGCAGAAAATCTTGAGCAATATACCTTCTCAGCTGCAATCACAAATGCCGACATCATCGAAGCAAATGTTATTCCATCTGGAGTCGCAACTTTATCTGGAGCATCAACTTATGTTGGAAACGCAGCTGTTCAATCAGCTGTCTATACAGTTTCAGTCAATGTTTTCCAAGCAAGACTTTCAAGCGGAGGACAAATAGAAGGTGTTGATTTTGCAGTTACTCCATTCAAAATGGGCAGATCATTATTTAATACCTGCGTGGGATTATTAGGTTCATATATGGATACCGAAAGCATGGCTCAATAAATGCCTAATGAAACAATCCTGCAACAAATTCGCACGCCTTTAGCAACTGCCTTATCTAGCGTTGCAGGAAATGTTTATGCATTTGTGCCTGAAACAGTTATTCCACCAGCTGTGGTTGTTGTTCCAGATAGTCCTTACCTAGAATTTGAAACAATTAGCAAATCAAACATTCGTGCCAAAGTTAATTTTACAATCTCAGTTGCAGTTGCATATAACAGCAATCCCGCATCCCTCGACAATATCGAGCAGCTAGTCATAAGTGTTCTGGCAGTAATTCCAAATGGATACATTGTCAGTTCGGTCGAAAGACCAACAGTAACAACAGTTGGAGCATCAACGCTGCTAATTGCAGATGTTCGAGTTTCTACCTACTACACAAGAACAATATAAGGAGCAATCATGGCAACCCAAGTT